ATCGTGCCATCGGAACAAAGCACTGCGCGGCAGTACGATGGCTTCGCGCGGCGGAAAGGTGCCCACTCCAACAACAATGGAGCCGAGCGACATCTGCGACGGCACCCGATCCATCACCACCTTGACCTTTACGGTTCCCGATGCCGGGTCGACAGTGGGCGATATCTCGCGAACATGCCCTGAAGTCGCGACGCTCGGATCGGATTGAAGATAGATTTGCACCTCGCGTGAGGGTGGATCGTTGAGCAAAGCTTCATAGACGTCGAACACCGCGTCGCGCGGCCCATCATGAGCAACCTTGAACACCGTCTGACCGGCCTGCACGACCTGGCCCGTCTCGGCATTGCGGGCCGTAACGATTCCAGCAATGCCAGCCTTGAGCTCTGCGTACCCGAGCTGTTCTTCGGCTGTGCTGACGGCGGCTTGGGCCGAGGTGACCGCGGCCTCATCGGTACGCAGTTCCTGCTCCGCCTGATCGTAGGTTCGGCGCGTCGTATAGCCGCTCTTTATCAGTTCGGTCTGCCGTTCGAAATTCGTCGTTGCCTGGGTCAGCAAGGCCTTGGCCGAAACGAGAGCGGCCTTGGCGGAATCGAGCGCGGCCTGCTGCGTCTGCGGATCGATCCGCGCCAATACCTTATCGGCCGTGATGTGGTCACCTACCTCGACAAACCGTTGCTCGATTTTGCCGCTGATCCGGAACGCCACATTGCTGGAATATGTTGGTTCGACAGAACCGGTTAGCGTGACCTTCCGCGCGTAGTTTTGCGTGCCGACGACGGCGACCCGAACCAAATTGCAGCGCGACCCACATCCGGACTGGTGCGCCGCGTCGCCCGGCTCACCCGCCCAACTTTCAGATGCAACGAAAGCGAAAGCACAGACGAGCACCCGCCGGACACCCTCCCTCATGTCCAATTTTCCTCCCCTGAAGACTGGAACGCCAGCCTGAGCCGCGTCGCCGCTCGATGCGCCAACTTCCGGGCTAGGTCCGGGCTTGAGCGGGCCGTCCGATGCGACCGGTCGCCCCGAGAGGGACAGCTTCATCGCGTTATCCGCTCTATCGTTGCAGGCAATACGTTGCGAGTTCCCGCGGCAAAACGCCGCCAATCCGAGTCAAGTTCCACCCGCGTCCGACCAGGTCCTCGATCAGCTCGGTGTGCTCGGTTGAAAAACCGCCAGCCGCGCCAACTTTGGCCAAAGACGACGTTGTGTTCCACCAGCCAGTCCGGCATGCCGCGCGCTTTCATGCCCTGCTCGGCTTTCGGGCGTGATGCCGACGTACGTGACCCGCCAGCCGATCCAATGTCGCTTCGCGCCTTTGCGACGACGCGAAGCCTGGCCAAATTCTGATAACTCCCCGCGTGCTGAGGGCAGTAGAGGACAGTATTGAAGTGCAAGCGGTCGGTGAGTTTGCGCTGAAGGGCATTCGCCGTCCGCTCGCAGGCTACAATGTAGTTGGACCTAAATCCGCAAGCTGAGGGAAGTGGGAAAAACAATTCCCTGACACGTCGGCGCGGCGCCGTAATCCCGGCGATAGCTGTCATAGAGAACGCCGCTCTTGGCGTATGCGCTAGAAACCAAGAGCATTGGACCCCGCGTCGTCAAAAGGGTCGGGCGCGCAGCGGACAAAATCTCGACGTCAGGGTTGGCGAAATCCGTCGAGGTAAACCAGTGGGCAAGCTCGTCGGCGACGATGGCGATGGAGGTGGCGCCGCGGGCGGAAATCTTATTGCAAGGCCTCACCTCGATCTGGATACCATTCGTGAGCTCGATCGCCTCGGCAGTGCGGCTCTTGATCAGGCCGCGGAGATACGGACTACCCGCGAAAATTCCCTCGACATAGTTGAGGACGGCACGCGCCGCGCGCTGATCGCGGGAGATGCAAAGAGCGACGCCGGTCTCTCCCGGGGCCAAGACGCTGCGGTGGTCACAGAGGCCAGCCAGCCAGCAGAGTAGGGTCGCCATCGCGAAGCTCTTGCCACCGCGGCGACCGACGATTGCGATGAGCTCGTTCACTGGATGCCCGGGCTCCTGGGCCCGGCCGGTAAGCTTCCGGAAGATCTCCCGCTCGGACTCGCTCAGACGCTCACCGACGGCGGAAACGAGCAAGATCCGCCAAGCCGCCCAGCTCGAGCCCTTCAGGGCGTGCCCGAGAAGCTTCGGATCGGATAACGCTTTCCGGAGGGAAATTCGCCGCTTCATGGCGGGATCTCCTCCGCGTCGACAATGGATTGTCGATCGAGATATTGATCGAGAGGCGGTGCCGTGGGACGCGGCGGGTGCCACCCCAACGGCTCAGCAAGGCGCCGTTGCCTGTCGGCCAAGCGGCCGTAGAGATCGAGATCGGCAGCGTTTGGTTCACCACCCTCCGCACGGGCCTTCGCAAACTTTTCTTCGAGGAAAACCAATTCGGCTTCAAGCGTCGACACGCGCCGGGCAGCCAAGCGTTGCGTTTCAGAAAATACCCGGCAGTGCGCTTCAAGCTTCTCCAGAGTATCGCGCAGCAAACGAACCCACAGCGATCTGCCGTCGCCAGTCGGCAAAATGGCCGAACCATTGGCAACGCGACTGCGAGACGTCGCCGGGCGCTTAGCGATCGACGGGCTATCCGCCAACGAATTCAGGCTCGGTTCCATGCCCAAAACCACCAATCGGCACAACCGGGTCGACCAGGCCCGAAATAGGCCGGCAGCACTACCCGGGCACTACCCAAACAGAGAAGATACCTGATTTATCCTGATTGCAAGAGGGTGCACACGTAAACCACGGGCATGTGCACCACAAGCATGAGGCGGCGGATGTCAGGGGTTACAACTCGGTTTTGCGGGGCAAGAATTGACTGGAGGTTGGGGCGAGCAGGTAGGCAACTTTTTTCGCAAAATGGAACTCGCGGGTGCGGGCACCTCGGGCGTATGCAAACACTCACACCAGCTTGGTAAACATTTCTTCGACTGCATTCGCCTGATTTTTCAAATCGATATGATCAATTTGAGCCGAAATGTTTGTGTGTGTGTCTATATATAGCCTCCTCAATCATCTCCTTCAGAGAAATTAGATAGAACACACACCCCCTACAAACACACAAACACACATATATACATATATGAAATTATTGAATAATTCTGTTTCCACACCCCCCTACTACACTCAATTTTTTGCATACCGTTTTGAGACCTCTATTTCATTTGATCCGACAATAACCATCGGCCGTCCATTTAATGAAACCAGCTTCGACAAATTGCGCCAGCAGGTCCTTGATCTCGGCGGAGCGCAAAGCGCCGCGGATATGCTGTTGGATATCACGAACCTTTAGAGGACCGCGTCGCTCGATCAGCTCGCGGATTTTGTCGCCCCAGGTCCGCCGTTCATTTTCCGGCATGAAATCCATTGCGGTATTGGCCAATGCCAATCCGGCGGTCCATGCAACGCTGATGCCCCATTCAATGTCGTCGCGATCGATGCTGGCATTACGCCCCCAGCGACCAGCGACCCGGATTGTTGCCAATCTGATTGCGATCTCGCCGGCGCGTGCGATGTACGGCTTAAAACTTGGCTTCTCATCCATGTACGCATCACGCATGCGCTCGAAATCGTCATACGACGCAGCTGCCGCTTCCGAGGCCCATGGCAGTATGTCCGGCACATAGGCGGCCTCCGGGTTATCGATCTGCAACAGGCTTTCCGGCCCTGACCACAAATAGAGCTGCTGCAATTTGGTGCGCAATTGGTTCGGCACCTTGCCGGGCTCCAACTCTGGCTCGCGCGCGGTGGCGCGCAAGTCGGAATTCAGCACCAGAAAGCGATTGAGGAAGCCATTGGCGACATGCTCGCCCTGCAATGCGCCGTGGAATTCTTCCGATGTTGATAGGCCCAGGATCGAGATCGCCGGTGATTGGATGATCTTCATTTCCCGGCTGGCCCATTCCGGCGTTGCCATCGGCGTGAACGACGTGGCCCACAGAGAGCGCAAGATCTTGCTGATGGCTTGCTCGAAACCTGATGCTTTCTTACTGGTGATGCGATGAAGAAACGCCCCGTATTCATCCTGAAGGCAAAGCGCCAGCGGCTTGCGCTGGATGAAATTCAACACCGCCGGCATCGAGATGAATTCGCTAGGGCCGATATGACCGTGCGCGTCGCCGGCCCGCATCAAGGCCATAGTGGCGTCGAGTAAATGCTGTTTGCCGCTGCCGGTGGGACCGACCGGAATGACGTAGAGGTGGGTCGCCGATTGCGTTGGACCCGCCACGCGGCGGCCAATCAGGGTACCGACGATCGCAACGGCGGCGCCGAGTGCCAGCACCCGGTTCGGTCGCCGGGCGGTGGCGACGATCCAGTCGACAATATCGCCGACGACACCGGGCACCTGTGCGAATGCTTCCAGTGGTTCGACGGGCTGCGGCGTCGGTTCTGACTTCGGCTCTGCCGGCGCGACTGGCGGCTCGACGATCGTAGCGTTGCCGGCGAAGCCAAGCCGCTCGCTCAGGAACGACCAGGCGCTTTGCAGATCGAAGCACAAGGCCGCCATCACCAGATCGAGCGGCGTGTAGCCTTGATCAGCACCGAAGTCGCGAATGCCGGCTGGGACGATCTTGAGATTGAGGTGACGCTTTTCCGGCGGCCGGCCAGTGGTCGACGGCCGCCACATTGGCACTGCCTCAAAACCGAGTTTGGTGCGGCGGCAGCGATACAATCCCAGCGCCGGCACCCAAGCCGACAAATTACCGAGCGCCATGTCATTGAGCTGCCGGTGCGGGCTATCCTCGTCGCCACCGTTACCGCGCGCTGTTTGCGGCTCGGCCGATTGATAGCCGAATGGCGCCAACGCCGCCGAGATGCCGGCGATGATATCGGCGGCCAGCGTAGGCAGCTCGTCCGGTGCCGCGTCTTCCAGCGCGCCGTTGCCGGTCCACACGTACGGCTGGCCGGTGTCGGGATGCTGCGTCGGCGGCAACACCGTTTGCCGGCCCGGTCCGATTAGGTCGACGACACGGTGGCCGTCAATCGTCCACGAGGTTGACGCTTGGATATGCGGCGCGCGAAAAAACAGCGTCTCGCCTTTGGCGCCGCGTTTCTTAATCGGTGTCGGCGGCAACACGGCGAGAATTGCCGCCATGATTTTCGCGTCGTCGGTGTCGATATCGATCGCCACCGTGCCGTGGCTGGCCGGTCCCGTGATAATACCGACGCCAGCGTCGTGCTCTGCCCAACGCATGCGCTCCGTTTCTGGCGGTGCGCCGCGCTTGAACCGGCGTTGCCAGTTCGACAAGCCGAGCCACTGGCCGGCGTGATAGAAACCTGGCCGCTTCGTCCCTGGCATGATCGGGATGGCGGCGAAGCCGCGCTCGATCAGACGTTCGCCTATCTGTGCATAGGCGCCCATGTATTTTCCTTCGCGCAATCTTGTGAAAGTCTTAGTCTCTCAATTTGGTCTAGGACGGCTTGCCAGTCGCTGGTCGCACGAAGTGTTGCCTCTTCGATCCAGTCGTCGGTAAGGCGCTGCTGCTCGGATTCCTCAAGTTGCGTGGCGATCTGTTCGACGCGAAGGTCGTCGGCATAGCTATATTTGCTGGTCATTTTCAGAACGGAGCCTCGTTTTCCAAGATTTTGCGGCGAAGCGCGTGCTCATAGCCGGTGATGATGCGGCGCAGGAATTCGCGCCATTGGCCGGCATCGAGTGCGGCGAGATCGGTGACGCCGATCCCTTCCAGATATTTGCCGGCATCGGCACCAGCTTCGAGTACCGAGCCAATCTCATACGCATCGAGAAGCGATGGCGGCATGGCGTAGACCTTCTTTGCTGCAGCATGACAGCCGTTGTCGTCACACAGCCAAACGATCGGCTTGCGCTCGCCGCCGTGGTAGCCAATCCACACCGCATGCCGCCGGCAGACGGCGCAGGCTGTCGGATCCTTGGTGGCGAAGCGCTTGGCGAGGTGTGTGCTAATAGGGCACCTCGTCATTGATCTGCGGTGGCGGCAATGCTGGACGGTGTGCGACAAAGACACGGTTATGGCGATTGATCTCGACTTCGCTGCCGTCAGGGCGACGCAGGCGGCGCTCGACGACACGCCAATATTTGCCGTCGCGGGCGACAACGATCGCCAACACGCGGTGCAATTCGCCGATCCGCTGCAGCGCTTGCGCCACTGTGGGCGGCACCGGCGAGCGGCCGCCCATGGCAAACCACCAGCGCTCTGCCATCTCCCGCGCGTAGCCGGTCCGCTGCAGCGAAATGTATTCTGAGTACGGCGACAGGCCGCACAGATACTCGACGCGCAGCGACGGCGGCGCCGACCAATCGTTGAATTTGGAGTGCAGCCGGACGCTGACTTCGGTCACTGGTAGCCAATTGCTCTGGCCCCCGAGAATGGGTGTCCAGTCGGCAACGGTGGCGTGCTTCGGCTTCGGTTGCTCGCAAGGGAATTCATGGCAGCAGCAGACGCATTCGGGGGCACGCAGCGCGTTGAGCTCGCCACAGTCGGGACAACGCTTGGCCGCGACGGTGTCGACTTTGACACCAGCGTCGCCGCCATTGCTGTGCGCGCCGTCGGCCTGGTCGACCGGACCGTGGCGCATGACGTTGCCCGCAAAATCCAGTACCAGGCAGTCAGTCTTGCCGTCCGCCTTGCGCGTCCCGCGACCGACCATCTGCACAAACAAGCCAGTCGACAGCGTCGGCCGCAGCATGGCGATCAGGTCGACGGCCGGCACGTTGAAGCCGGTGGTGAGCACATTGACGTTGGTCAGTGCGCGCAGTGTGCCGGCGCGGAAATCGGCAATGAGGCGATCGCGCTCGTCGGTCGGCGTCTCAGCTGTCACCGTCGCCGCTGCTATGCCGCGCTCGCGCAGTGCTTCGCCGACATGGTGCGCGTGACGGACGCCGCAACAAAATAGCAACCACGAGCGACGGTCCTGGCCGCGCACAATGATCTCTTCGACGGCGGCACCGATCACAGCGGCGTCGTCAGCGGCATCTTCCAGCGCGCCGGAAACGAATTCGCCACCGCGCACCGCCACGCCGGACACATCGATGCTGGTCGTCGTTGCCTTCGATGACAGCGGCGACAGCCAGCCGTCGCGGATGCCTTCGCCAATGCCATAGGTGAAAACCACGTCGTCGAAAATCTTGCCGTCGCCCTCGTCGAGGCGGCCACTGTCGAGCCGGTAGGGCGTGGCAGTGAAGCCGGCAACGCGCAGCGTCGGCTCGAGCACGCGCAGACCATCAATGAGACTGCGATACATGCCGTCGCCGGCGTGCGGGACGAGATGCGCCTCGTCGACGATGATTAGATGACGATGACCGAGCAGGTGGGCCCGACGCCAGACCGATTGAATGTTCGCCAGCACGATCGGCGACTGCCAGTCGCGCTTACGCAGGCCGGCGCTATTGATGCCGACCGGAGCGTCTGGCCAGACCCGCCCCAGATGCTCAAGGTTTTGCGTCAGCAGCTCGCGTACATGTACGACTACCAATGCACGGAGGTCCGGGAATTGCGTGGCGATGTCGGCGATCAATTTGGCAATCAGCACCGATTTGCCGGTAGCAGTGGCCAATACCGCGAGCGGATGGCCACCGCCGGCCTCCCAGTAATCGTCGAGCGCCTTCAGCGCGTCGAGTTGGTAGGGCCGCAGCTCCATGACTAGGCAGCCGGCCGCTTCCACGGAGCTGCGCCGGGTCCGTCACCAGCAGGCTTCGGTGTGGGCTTTGCAGCCGGCTTCGGAGTAACCGGAGCTGCAGCCTGCTGTGCCGGCTTGGCCTCTTGCGTCTCGTTGTCCGCCTCGGTTAGTGGTTTGACGCGCTTGATCTTATTCTGGTCGTCGAATTGACCCCACTTGTCGACCTCAACACCGACCCGGACACGCGCCGGCTTGAACTTGAAGACTTCCGGGTCCGTTACGCTCTCGTTGATGTCGAGCGCAACGCAGATGTTTTTCAACATCCGGCGGGCGATGTCCTCCGTCTGCGGCTTGGAGTGCTGATAACAAAGGTGCTGGAAGATTTGGCGGCCTTCGTAGTCGCCATCCGAGATTTTCCAGATCAACACCAACATATGTCCATCGCCGTTTTTCGGCTGGGTGATCGTAGCTTCAATGATTTCTGCGGTATATTCCCCAGCCGGAATTGGCGTATAACTGAAACCTTCCTGCTGACTTGGGTCGAAGAAGAACTCACTCATTGCGGTTTGTCTCCTGTGGTTGATCGCACTGCTTTTCCCGGTGCGACCCTCGGGAACAGCGGCGCCAGCGATGCGCTGACGTCGAAATCTTTGGGACAGAGAATTTTCGCCGGTAGGTCAAAGCGCGATTTGGCAACAAAGGCCGGCCGGCCCTCGAAGTGCAGCCAGCGCGTCGAGCCGCCATCGGCGCGATTGCGTTTTCTGCTGAAACCGCTGTCCTCGCTGATCACCGCAACGTCGGTGGCGAGAAACGCGATCGCATCCATCTCGTCTTGCACGATGCCGCGACCGCGCTTGTGCAGGCGAAGCTGGTAGCTCGTGTATTGCGGCGCACGTGGGTCGCTGACTGTTTCGATTGCGCTGTGCGCCAGCAAAACGATCGTCATGCCGCGTTCGCGACGCAACCAGTCGAGCCCCGAGAGGAAATCGCGCCACCACCGGTCGGCGACGACGTAACCCTTGCCGTAGCCTGGCGTCTCGATCGATGGCCAATTGTTGCTAGTGCAAACGTCGGTCCAGACCAATCCTTCGAGCTTGTCGAGGCTGTCGAGCACGATGGTTTGATAATGGTGTGCCTCGCTGCCGAGCGAGGCCAAAGCTTCGCGCACCGCGGCGTAGGTCTGCAGCAAGCCGAATGTTGACAGTTTTAGTCCACTCGGCGTGCCGTCTTCGGTCTGCAAGAAAACCGGCTTGGGAAATTTCGCCGCCAGCGTGGTCTTGCCGACACCAGGAAGGCCGTGGATGAGAAGGCGCGGCGGCAGCGTTGCCGCGGCCTCGTGGACGTCAGCAAGGGAGATCACAACAACATCTCCGCCGCTGTAGCCTTTTTGCGAGCGAGCGTTGCTTTGCGCTTGGCAATGCCTTCCTGCTTGGTTTTTTCTCTCCTGGCCGCATTGGCGATGCGGTTGCGCTCCTCGTAGGCTTGCTCAAGTGCCTTGAACGCCATCGGATGCCGCTGCCGAAAGATGCTGCTGAAGTCCTGCCAAGTGCTCGAATGAGGCGAGCCGAGATTGTGTTCGAGTTGTACCTCTAGCGGGAGTTCGGCGATCGCATCGACGATCTGTTCGAGTGCTGTACGATACGGAGCCCAAATTTGTTCTCTCATTGCCGTGATCCTCCCTGCAGCTTCGCGAGTAAGCGACGCGAACATTCGGTCGAAGCGTCAATCCACGCCGAAGTGCCGATGACGGACATTGGAGTGATTGCGAGCACTTCTTGGAGATGCTCAAAAAGTGCATCGCTCACGAACGAGATGTCGCCGCAGGACAACTTGGCGACTTCCGCCTTGATCGCGCGATCGAGCGCCCGGCCCTTGAGATTTGGCGGGAATGCTATAGACATTGGGAATTACCCCTTTTACTGATCCGAGGTCGGTGCCTTTTCCTTTCCACGGGAGGCACCGGTCTCGGGGTTGGTGCCCTGTGCAGCAAAAACCGTCGTGCCGGGCGGGGCGCACGAGCGGGAAAGGATCAGCCTCTGAGCATCAGAGCGTCGCATAGCCGCATGCCGAAGCGCCGCTCGGAAAGTTGGACAAATTTCCCACGGTGCTGTCGGCGAAGGGTGTCAATGCTCAAACTAGAAAGCGCGGACGCCTCAGCGATCGAGACAATCCGGTCAGGATTGTCTTTAGGATCGTGCTCTCGACGAGCTGGTTCGACCGGCTGGCGAACTAGCGCCGCTTCAGCGGCTTGAGCTGTAAGCTTCGCAGCCTTGATGCGCGTGTCGATTTCCCTGAGCGCCGCGGCGATACCGTCGAGTTGCGCGTCGAGCGTCGCAAGACCGGAATTTGCCATTTGAAAGTACTCCCGCGCCCGCATGCATGCGCGTGCGCGGAGTGCAACCTAAAAAATCGGGATAAGGCGCAAAAGATCGGGAGCTGCATTTCGTCGGATGGACGAGCGTCTGTCCGAAATTAATCGGACGAACGTGCGTGCGTCCGATCCGCACTCTTCGTTTCAAGATACTTTTCCACACGCCGAGCGATGGTGTCTTCCTTCAGCGGTGCAATCCTGAGTGCCGCCAGTTGTTCGTTGACGGGTCCGATAATCAGTGCCGCTATACGCCAGTGTGATGCCGTCGGCTGCTTTTTCAAAATCCGATCGGTCTCGGCCGCAATCACCTCGGCGATAATTCGCGACTTCTTCTTGGTCCCCTCCGCCATATGCGCGACGGCCTCACGAAGTTTGCGCTTCTGCGAATGGTTCTCCACCAGGAAGCTTGTGATCAGGCATGCTGAGCCTATGGCCTGCCAAAGCGCGTGCTCATACAGAGCCATCTTTCCTTTGGCTACGGTGATGAGGCGCGAGCCAGACTTCACTTCTGGATTGTTCAATAGCACTTTGACTGAGGCGTCGAGCAGCTTGCTACGGTCAATCACTTTGGCACGTTCATCGTCGCTCAGTTTTGGGTCAGACGCACCAGCCTCCCGAGCGATCTCTACGAGGAAAGCGACGAAGTCACGCACCCCATAACCATGCGGCATTTCACCGGCGTCATCTGGCGGCTCTGCACGGTTTTGAACGGCTCTGTTAGATTTGGCTTTAGCCTCGGTCATGGCTCCATCCATGATCTTGGTCAGGCCGGCTGAGACGTCGTAAGCGTCTCGGCTGGCCGTTTTAATCCTATCAGGCACGATGCAGCGGCACGACCTTGCTCCTAGTGCCGCTCAGGACAGCCGTGAGGTGGTCGGCCCATTGCTGGTGTGCGATCGCGACTTCGGCACCATAAGAGTATCGGTCATAGACCGCCGTCAGGCCTTTCTGGGCGTGACCAATCGCCAGTTCGGCGATATGCGGCGCGACACCTAGCCGGCCGAGCCCGGTCCTGAAAGTCCGCCGCAAATCATGCAACGTCCAACTCGCCATCGGTTTGCCAGCAGCGACCAGGCGCGCGTCCAACAGCCGCTTGTGATGCGACCAGCTGTTAAAGCCATGAGCGGGGTCGCCGAAGAAGCAAGGACCGTCGTGCCGCGGCACCGCGCGCAAGATCTCGAGCACCGGCGCCGACAATGTCAGCGTTAAGGCGCGCCGGTTCTTTATTCGCTCAGCCGGAATGTGCAGTGCGCCAGTGTCGAGATCGATCTCGCTACTATATTTCAGTCCGCCAACCTCTTCGCGTCGCATGCCGGTGTAAGCCAATAAGCGAACGATGTTGCCGAAGTCGTCAGCGAGGAGCGCGCCAAATATCGCCTTTAGCTCGGCATCCGAAAGCACCCGTTCACGCGGCATGGCGCCGAGCGCCGGATTGTTGGTGTTGATGATCGGATTATGCTCGCAGAGCCCTTCCTTCACCGCCCACGCAAACATCGACGAGGCAAACGTCCGCGCCGACTTCGCCGCCATAGGCCCGTGGTCCTGGCTGAGCTCTTGCAGCCAAGCCGCCGCATCGGCCCGCTGAATCGCCGAAAGCGGTCTGGGACGCAGCACTGCCGCCCGCTTACCGAGATACAATTCGGCTTGCTCCAAGGTCCGCGGCGCCCACTTTCGAGCAGCGCAATAGCGATCAGCGACGCTGCCGAACGTCAGGGCGACCGCCCACCGCGCAAGCTTGGCCTTCTTCTTCTCGGCGTTCGGATCGCCACCGAGCGCGATCTTCGCCAGCAATTGGCGCGCGATCTTCTCGGCGGCTTCAGGGGTGTACTTATTGACATCGCCGATGGTGATCTTCGGCTTGCCAGTCGGCTGAATAATGTAGGTCTTGGTGATACCGTTCCGTCCTCTCCGCATGCGAACGCCGCAGGTGGGGAGATTGAGATCCCAAGCGATCTGGTCATCTTTGCCGGAAGGCAATGTCACCGCAGCCACGGCAGCTTTGGTGAACTTGATCCGAAGTGGTTCGATCGGTTTAGTCGCGCTCATATCCGTTTTCTTATGTGCGATTTGGGTAGCGTATGGGTAGTCATCTGGAGCAATTTCGTGCTATCTCGTGCCGCATTAGAAATGTGCGGCACGTCAGATATGCCCATTGTATGCGGCTTATGCAAGGTCCTGCGTTTCCTGCGGGTAGTCAGCAGGCTTGGCATAGATAGGTGTTCGTTGAACGAACCGTGCGCCCGATCATAGTCGAATGGGACCTGCCCTTGACCAGCACTAGCGCGGATTCGCGGATTTATCCCACGCGGCCTTATCTCGCGGTCAGCGCCGCCATTTTCCATGCCGGACGGGTGCTGATCG